TGGTTGTCTGTGATCGCGGTGACGGAGTAATACGTGTCGCGTTTGATCTTCGGGAGAATCTTCTTGTAGTGGGTGGTGGTGATCATAGTGGTTTTTTGGGGTGGACTGCCCGACCGTGCGTACTAGGTTCTTCGGAACTTTGCGGGTTTCCTCGCCGTTTCACACGAGTCGGGAAGTCCATCGTACGGGTTAGAGGATTTAGTCAATGAGTGATTCGCAGGTCCAGTGGACAGTATCAAGGTGGTCAATCGTCCACTCCGTCGAACAGCGGATGTCGAACGCGCAGTCGTCAGTGACTTCTGGGTGGTAGCCATTGTGGAGTTGGAACAACCCACGCGACTGGCCTGAATCACCACGGGCGAGTGGATCGAGAGTTGATTCACACTTCGCCAGAGCGACGAGGTAATCTGCATCCGCACCGTGTTCCTCGGCTATCTGCCGAATCTCCCCTTCTATGTCACAATCGACGCTCTGACTGTCGCACACCTTCGCGTCTAACGCACCAGGATCGATTGTGGCGAGTTTTACTGCCACAGGTGTGTCCGCATGACTTCCTAGCGCCTCTGGGTGCTGTAGCCCGAAAACGATGATTGTCATGGAGAACAGGAACAGGGCGACAATAAGTGCAAGGTGCATATTCTCCGCAAGAGCCGTGTTCTTGTTGAGATTGAACGTGTAGCGCTTCATGTTTGTTTCGGTTGGTTGGTTAGAACGGAACTTCGGTTCGTGCGATCCACTTGAGCCATGCTTCTGCGTCTTGTTCTGCGGTGGTGAATGGGACACCTTGCTGTATGAAGGTCTTGGCGATGGCGGTCTTGCTGATCTGAATGTCCTTTTGTGACCAGTCGGCTTTGGTCATCTCGTCTGTCTTTGTGGATGGTGTTGCTACCGGCGCGGTAGGAGTAGCGGCTGGCGCGTCTGGCTTGGGGTTCTGCCAGCAGAGCGCGGAACAATACTTGTTTCCTGCTTTGGAGAGTTTGATTTCTCCGGCGTTGCAGTCTGAGCAGATGGAGCCGACGACTCGGTTGTCTGGTTTAGGCATTGTGTAGTTCGGTTAGGTCTGATTGGTCAATCTGATCGCTGATGCGGATCATGTCGGTTTCAAACTCCTTGCGGAGAGCGAGTTCGACCACCTCGCGCTGAACATTCTTTGGGAGTTTTTCGTGGACGTAGGCGACATGGGCGCGGAGCATCCCCGGCGAGAAGTAGGACTCCGTGCAGTGAGGGCAGGATGCTTTGGTTTCGTTCATGCTTCTACGGTTCGAGCGCCTGATACTTCGTACGCGCACGCTCCACACTTCATTCCTGAACGGATGCGTGAGTCGTCTGGGTCGATCCGTCCGCACTCAGCGCACGTTGTCTGTGATGCTTCGTCGGCGACTGCCTTCTCAAACGCGCGGAGGTCGGTGCGCATGGCGCTGGCGTGTATCGCAATCTCTCCGGCGAGTTCGCGAATCCGTACGGACAGTTCCGCGTTATCTCTTGCTACTACTTCGTCGGCGATAGAGTGGAGTTCCATTTTCCATTCTTCGAGGACGTTGATGAGTTTCGGCGTTTCGATTAGATCGGTCATGGTCGTGTTCCCCTTACGGATGTTGTATACACACTAGCACACCCCTGTATACGTTGCAAGCCCCACCCTGTGGATATCTTTTGGGGTAGGCACTTGACGGCTTTCTGCCCCCATGATAGCGTGTGAGTGCATTCTGGGCCGCTTTTCATGCAACGCCCCGGGAACCAGAATGCCCCGGGGCTTGTACTTATTACCGACCGGATCGGTGCGGCGAACCACAACAGCCACCGGTTGGATGCCAGTCAAATGTGTGGACTTCATACGGGTCGCCTACCCTCCGGCGAAGGAACGAGGGTCGCGCAAACGGTGGAGCGGTGTCTTGGACGGTATGCCTACTGGCTTCCCCGTTCAGGAACGAACCCTTGCCCCTGATCAGGTAAGCAAGGAGAGGGAAGCACAACGACCTCCGAGAGACATCGGATATAGGTCGTCGGAGTACCAAGACGGCTTCTTGGGAGATTCGCGCTCCGGTGGAGTTCATGAAGAAGGACTCCGGGGAGTATTTATATTGAAAAAAAGAATCAGAGGGTGTACGAATGGGGTGTGTGTTGACGCTACCCGTCCCCATACAGATCACTGTCTTGAACAAGGACGGTCAGCAACACGCAAAGGCGGCCCGGTTTCGACTGGACCGCCCTTTTCTGACTTACTTCTTGCCGGAGAACTTGGTTGCGACGCTATCAGCAGAACCGATCACGACCACGGAACCGAGCCACAGTCCGAGCTGATTGAGGAGGACGACGATATCGAACCCTGAATCTGCTACCAGTCCGAGGTAGTCAGCAAGCCACGCGAAGGTGACAATGTAGAAACGGATCGAGCCGAGGATGTCGAGAATCTTGTCTTTCATAGTATCACCCCCTAACCGTTTGGGATGTCATTGAGCGTCTCTTGCTTCACATACGGGACGTACAGTGAGGCGAGAACTTCAATGATCGGTTTCTCAATCTTCTTGCTGTTCTTGATGATGTACGCTTTACCTGTGGAAGCGTCTACTGCTCCTGCGACTATACCATCCTGAACATTCTTCAGGGTTTTCTTCTGTGCGTCGACGACCTGTTGGATTGCCATTTGGGTTGGGGTGAGTGTTGTCCAGTTTAGTAATTCAGGGTCAATACGGTGTCCGTTTGGTTCGATGATTTGTAGATGAAGATGTGGACCAGAGGTGATCGTGCCGGTGTTTCCGGTGATACCACAGTGCTGACCCTCACGGACGGTTGCGCCATTGGGAACGTCCCGGCGCGAGAGGTGGGCGAGTTCGAGTTTCACTCCATCCCCACGCCTAAACCCCATCCAATACCCACCACCGTTTGTTGGATCCCCAAAGTGATACACCGTCCCTTCACAGGGTGCGAAGAATGGAACGTGATCGGCTCTATAATCACAAGCCGCCCCAAGGCCCGCGGCGACGTGTGCGGCCGCGCCTCTCGTGAGGATTCGTTGATCAAGTGGGAATCTCATCGGTGTTTTGTAAATACGACTATGACGTTATAGAGGACCAGTATCACGCCTATTGTCCCCAGAGTCATTATAAACGCAAGCTCCCACGGCATATCTGTTGAGACGTAGAAGAACTGCCAAATACACCGTACCACATACCCTACCGCGATGAGAACCCCGACCGAGAAAAGAATGAGCATCCAATCTTCGTCGATCTTCCATCGTTGCATGATGATTGGTTACTGATCAGATACCCCATCCCCATTGATGTCTCCCGTGCGGATGATGAACGAACTATCACTCATGCGAGATGAGTTGAAAGAACGACGTGACCGCTGCCGTAATTGACGTAGTTGCGACAACCCAGAAGAACTTCTTGAGCCACGCTACATCAGTTGCAATCTGCTCCTGCTTATTTGAGAGTTCACCCGAATGGTCATTGATTTTCTGAAAGTTTCCCTGCAACTTATCATAGGCGCCCCACAGACTTTTAATATCACCCTGCACGTCTTCAAGTTGTGCCTGTGTGCGGCCCCTGAACTCACCGTTCCCGTTTGTTGGTTGGTCGATCATGTGGATATTAGTTTCCTGCTCCAGTTGATGCGAGGAGACGCGGACCACTACCGAGCGACGTACACTTCAACAGGATTGCTTTGATGTAGGGCGGATAGTGGGACTTGGAGGTGTTGGCAGAGACGGTATCGGTGGCGCTCCCGATAGTCCAGTCGTGTACGTGGCCAGCAGAGGAACCAGTGAGCGTAGAGCCAAAATCCGTATCACCAACGGCATTACTCGCTGCCCCCGCAATATAGAGGTGGTTGTGTAATGTTCCCGTATGCGCATGGGTCGCGGCTCCTCCCGTGGCGTTTATCTCTCCGGTATTCGCCGCACCCATGATGAAGTCTCTCGTTGAGGGGTCTACCCGCTCATACCCGGCAGGAATATTCGCAACTGCACCAAGATAGAACCCGATGACACCAAGCTGCATATCTGGCCCGCCCGTCTCGTTCTTTATCCAAAGGAGTTTCTGCCACAACGGCATGCTACTGTCCGCATCCGCCTGAGAGTCGAGGGTGTAGGAGTCGAGGGAAACGGAGTGAGCGTGTACGCCACCCGCATACCTGTTATTGTCTGTCGCATCTCCGACTGATGCCGTACCAGTGTTGTTCGCAGAGCTTTTCGCTGCGTGCGCATGAGTGATGGAGTGGAGGTGCGCAGTATTGCCACCGCCTGTGAGGTCTGCGTTACCTGCGGCCGCCGCCCCTTTGAGCAGTTTGTTGTCGAGGTCTGCGGGTTCTGTCCAGCCGGTGGGGACAGAGGAAGTGTCGAGCAATGCCCAAGCGTTATTCGGGACTCCGGTCTGTGCCGCGTCTGCGGGGTTGATGAAAATGAGAGACGCCCACGATGGTTCGTTCGTTGCCGCACCCGATGTCACCGAACCAGTATTGCTGCTTGTCGAGGCGTGTGTGTGCGTCACCGACGCTGATGACGGCTTGAGGATGACTGTATCATGTCGTTCCGAGCCGCTTCCCGCACCTGCGGAGAATGCATGGGCTGCCGAGGTGAAGTCATGGGCGTGAGTTGCTGCACCACCCGTTGTATTGGCGTCATCCGCCGCAGTCCAGAATACATAGTTCCCATCAAACGCCGTCGTCCGTTCCCAGTTAGCGGGGATGGTTGCGTTGGTCGAGGGCCAACAATAACTGATTGTTTCAGGGAGTGCCACGTTTCTTCTTCGGCAGTGAGCGGAGCAGGTCTTGGAGTTCTACCGCAGACTGGGTGATTTCCTTGATGAGTTCCCGGGGGTCGCCGACCGAGTAGGAACGAATCAGGGGTAGGAGTGCCATATCTCCACCCTTCTTGTTTGCTACAGGTACCATTGTCTTCACTGCCAAGTAGTAGTCCGACACTTGATCGTACACCGTCTCCTTGCCGTCAACGTCGATAGTTATCTTCATCTACTTGAAGAGGAATGTACACACTGCCGCCGTCGCTGGTGCCGTACTTCCCGTGGCAGTGGTTGTTGCCGCGACGTTGATTTCTACTGAGTGTCCGATACCAGCCGTGAACTCGACGTTTGCAGTTGAACCAGCGGGGATTCCAATGACGTACGTTGCGGCAGTAGTCCCGACGGTAATGCTTCCAATTGCCACATCCCAGACCTGAATATAGGTTGTCGCCGCCGCAGGATTGTGGATGATGTACCCACCAAACAGGCCTGGAGTCGCCTTCACCGCAGTCTTGGTGTTCGAGAGAGCAGTCTTGGAACTTGGCGTCCACCCACCACTCGTACGGGGTTGAATGGCAACGTCACCAACCAGGTTCGCTCCAGTTTGGAGAGTTGCCTGCGTGGCAAACGTCCCTGCGTTCGTGACTGCATGAGAGGGAACGGAGGCGAGGGAGACATCGAGGGCTACCTTGTCTCCCGCTAGCGCTGTTGTTGTGACGCGACGCGCCGTTCCTGCTCCGGTAGACGCCTCGCCGAACATAATAACATCCAGCGCAAAGAAGTCTGTGTCTATACACTTATTGAGGATGTACTGCGACTGATCGGTTGTAGTGTTGAGATTGGACATGGGTATATTCTAGAGTCCTTTTGCGTCTTTCCACTGGTCACGTACCTTTGTTCTCTCCCGAGACACGGCATTCTTTACAAGCCACCGTTTCTTGTCTTGAGATGCCTCGGCCCACCCAGGAGTTTTTGGTGCATCGAGAAGTCCGCGAACGGTTGCTTCGCCCATTTCGATTCGGAATCGTTCCTCCTCGTCACCACTCAGTTTGACCTTTTTCTCCGTCCCCTCACTGCTTCTAGTAAGTACATCACTGGGGCTAGAGACGAAGTATTTTGCATCAACAAGGATGTCGCGAATGCTGTCTTCCTTACCAGCGCGAGCCTGCTCTGGGATGTTCGACAGATCAGTCCCCGGTCCGTACGTCTGCGTCCCGGCACCAAAGAAAGCTGGAACCGACATGGGTATACCTATCTCCGATCCATGCTCCTTGATGGTATCCACAGTGTCTTGGATGACAAGTGGAATGAACCTGTTTTTCACTTCCTCGGGTAGATTGAACTCCTGACCAAGTACGTTCGTTCCTCGGAAAAGCCCAAGAGCGAACGACGCAACTGGTGCAGTCTTTGATTCAAAGAACCTTGACGCAATGTCTGCTCTCGTCAGCGACTGATCATCCTCGCCGAGCGTCATCTTTGCCCCAGTAGTTGAACTCTTGACCTCACCACGTATGAGTTGCGCGGCGTAGCGAATGTACTGCTGATGTCCGCCGAGTATGTCGTATCTGGTATTGCCAACCTTGATCTTCGCGAAGTCCGCGCTTGTTGGATCGGTTTCAACCTCCGCTCCAGCGTTCTTTGCCAGTGTAAGTATCGTACCAGCAAGAGAAGCATCAATAAACAGTGTCTTGAGCGCCTCCTTACGTACAAACGGATCAAGTCTCGCGTAGTACATAGGATTGAACGTCTGAATGCGCGATATGGCAAGCCTCGGAGAGAACAGCACGGAGTTCAACGGCTTCATAAACGGCTCAAGTTTCTGTATTGAACCGCGCCCAGTACCGTTGTTCACAAAAGCAGCAAGGCTGTTGAGGAACCCGTCGTCTGATGTGTCCAACCCCTTTTGTGCCGCCTTCTTGAGTACGTCATCGAATACGTCCGCACGGAGTTTGTTGAGGAATCCAGTGTATGCCCTATTGGAGCCGCGTATAATCTTTCCGAGTCCTGGTATCTTTTCCGCCCACGATGACGCAAACGCCTCCTCACGACCAGCGATATCTGAGCCTATGTCTGTGAAAGCAACCCTTCCGGTCATCTTCGCGTACGTTGGTCGAGACGCTATCTCCTGCATCGCAGAATCATACGACTTCTTGTTGAAGGCATACTTGAACTGCCTGAGGAGGTTTGGGAAGAACTGTTTTGGACGACCGACCATGAACACGCCCTGCCGGAACGGAGCCGAGAGGTCTGTCGATGCCATGACCGCCCGAGGGATGTTGAGTGTTTGGTATACTCCCTCGCCTATCTTTTGCAACACCGTACGTTTTGCAAGAAGTTCAGCAGTGAGTTCTGTACCATACACTTTCTCAAGCACCTTTATTTCACCCGCAGTAGGGATCTGACCGCCCGCCCTGCCGAATATCTTCTCCAAGCCTGTTGTCGCGGTCGCTTTCTCAAAGCCAGTTATTTTGTCTGATTTCGCCACCATCCTGAAAATCCCATCCAGGTCTTTCTGCTTAAGACTCAATGGCGAGAAGTCGGCTTTCTTCATTTCACCACCGAGAGCGCCAAGTGCCTTACGAACCTCTGACTGTGATTTTGCTCCCTTGAGTCTGCCCATGTATTGGGCGAGTCTCCTGCTTCTCTCCTGACTGAGTATGGCATCTTGCTTCGTACGAGATACCTTCGCCGATCCGCGTATAGCCTCAAGTAGCTTACCAACCACGCTCTGATCTTCTTGGTTGATGGTATTTGTCGTCACAAGGTCGTCTGCCTTGTCTGCGACAATGCCTCCAGCACGTTCTTCTGGGATAACCGCGCTGACAATACCACCTACCTTCTCGTCGGGAATGAGTGCTAGCGCCTTGTTGGAAATATCATCGATTGTATCTGTAGGTTTGACGGCGTTGAGGAGCTTTTCGGCGAGTCCTGGTTTGTACGTTTCGAGCTTTGATGCAATGTCTCCTGCACGCTGGTATACGTCCATGACGTATTTAGTTCCATCGGTTGCTGCCTGTTGTTGTGTTCTGCGTGTATCACCAACGGTCAGCGCGATTCCCTCTCGGAGTGCCTGTGACGTCTTGAACTTCGTTAAGCCGCTCTTTGCGATGAACTTTGCATTGGTAAGGGCCTCTTTCTTCCGCGACATCTCGCCGAACTTCTGCCCGAGTTTCCCGAGAATGGGTGAGAGAATAGCACCAGCTCCAGCGCCGATTGCGCCTCCGATAGTCGCGCGTTTTGCGATGTCTCCAACGCCACCCTCGCCTTGTAGACCCTCGGCAGTACCGTACGCTGCTCCATAGGCAGCTCCTGACTTTGCACCCTGTAGCGCGAGCTGTCTTCCGGTGAGTTGCAATCCAGTCCGCGCTGCGCCCACTACGGCCTTTGCCTTTGCAAACGGTGCGACTTCGGCCATAGTCCCGAGTGTCTGTCCAGCGATCTTCCGTACACTTGTCGTACCCTGTTCCGGCAGGATGTCCTCGAAGTTGATGCCAATACGGTTGACGATGTTGTTCTTGATGTAGGCTGCAAGGCGGTCCTTCTGTGGTCCTGGGGGTAGTTCTCGGTACTTCTGAACCAGTTGCATATCGAGGTCCGTCACGCTACTGGCCGTTGCCTGTTGACGAACATTCGGATCAGTCCCGTAGGCGACAGCCTCACCGACCAGACGCCCCGTTCCTTTCGCGAGTGCCTGAGTGTTCTTCGAGAAGAAGTTTGCTACATTCCCAAGTGTCTGACCGACAGCAGGGAGGATGTACGGAGTTGCAGATGGCTGGTTGTTTTGCTGCTGTACTGGTTGCTGGGCTGGCTGTTGTTCAGGACTCGGTGGACCGATGAACGGTTGAGGACTGGGTGGTCCAATGAACTCACCCCCTTGTCCATCTGGTTGACTCTGATTCCCTGTGAAGTCGTCTGGATACGAACCGTAGATAGCGTTGGCTATCGTTTGTCGAGACTTCGAGTCGCGGAACCTATTGACCATTTCTTCAATGGCCTGCTCGCGAGTAATCTGCCCCTCACCCGGCTCCCGATCAGTGACGATTCTACTCGATAGGTCGTTGAGAAGGGTGTAATACTGCTGAGACTCGGTTGGCGGTTTCGTTCCACCACCGCCGCCACCAGACCCCTTTAACTCGGTGAATTGAGTATAGGCCTTCGGGTACTTCTTCTGTACCTTACGACCAAGTTCGGCCGAGTCCATGCTGTCATAGACGCCTGGGAACTTCTTTTTTACTCGCTCTCCGAGGTCTGTGACGGTGGCCATGAGCGTACGTTAGAGGATACCGAGTGGGTCTGTGCCTGATCCGAGTAATCCGAGGTTCTGGCGTTCCTCTGGTGAGGTGAGGTAGTAGTTTCCGCCGACGTTGGTCACGGCGTCTCGACCGTACTTACGGATAGCGTCTTGCACCTTATCCATCGAGCCGAGGTACTCACGTCCCCGCGCTTCGTTGTAGGTTCGTGAGCGTGGGTCGTTCAACTCTCGTTGGTATGACTCATCTTCGTCGGCTCGCTGGCGTTCGATTATTGTCTGTCTGCGCCCGTACCGCTCTTGCTTACGAGCATCCCGCGCCTGACGCTGATCCATCTTGAGTCGTCGCCCCTCGCGCCGTGAGTCCAGTGCAGACTGCTCGTTTTGGAACTGACTCTGCGCCGCCTGTTGGATCATAGAGTAGATATTGTTCGCCAGAGTCTGTTGCTGTGAAGCGTAGTCTGTCCCGAGATTAGCAAGTTGCTGATTGACCCCACCCATTTCCTGCCCCTGCTCAATAGCAAGGTTGTTGATGTCTTGTCCCTGTCTCGATTGCGTCTGTTGCAGAGTATTGTAAATCGGGTCAAGAACACCGGCGGCATACCCCTGCCCCAAGCCAGACACCTGACCATTCGGATCGTAGAGATTTCGACCCGCGTAGTCACCACGAATACCGATACCCGTCTGACGAAGGGAGGAGTTGATGGAGTCTATTGCGTCTTGGTAGGAACGGATCAGATCACCCCGCCGAACGTCGTACTGCGAACTGATAGTCCCCAGTTGCCCCTGTAAAGTATTTTGGGCGTTGGTCTGCTGTTGTCCAAGCAGGTCCATACCCGACTGGTACTGCGGGTTGTCGTAGATCGAATCGTAGCTCGGAGCCTGATATGTTGGTTGGTTATTGGGCATGGGTGTGTGCTATTGGATTTCTTGATTATTACTATAGGTAAGCGCATACGGCCGTAATGGCTGTTGGTGAGACAGTCCCAAGCCAACCAACGGCATCAACATCTCCTGCGCCGCCAGCCCTTGTTGGAGTGATGTTCAGGTAGAACACATCGTCAGCGGTACTCGTGACGTGCCGACGGCGATTGAGTGGAGCGATGACGAGCTGTGTTCCCGAGGCACCACCCACACCACCGTAGGAAGTCCAAAGGGAATCCGTCTCGCTATTCGTTGCAGTGCTGATGGTTGCCCGAACCGTCACGTTTGTCGCCGCCGGTTCACTTGCATAGCCAGCTCCTTCATACCACATATCCCACGCGCCAAGTGGGAGAGAGATTTGGGGGTCGCCAACATTCGCCCACGTCAGTGCTGTGAGCGAGGTCGTGGCATCCGACTCATTGTACGCTGATACAGTCCATAGTGATGGTTCGCTAGGAAATCCCTGCGGCATTTTCACCATCGAGTAAAACGGACTGGTAATTGCCTCGTCCGCCATGCTGTCCGACGTTCCGAAGAACACCGTGACCGTCGTGTTTGGGGAAGAGTAGGCAACCTTCGTGATGATTGCGTACTTCGCCCCACCTGTAGATTGAGTGAACACAACCCTCATTCCGGGCGTGTACTTCGCAGTCTTGTCCCCCGTGATGGTGAACGTCCCACCATACGTTGTGTTTGTGTTCGTGTAGGTCGCAGCAGAGGCGTAGGTCCATGTTTCACCTGCGGGAATCCAGCCGTTGACCCCACCGATGGAGTCTAGCGTGATAACACCAAGCGCCGTACTTGTAGCAGTAGTAACCTTCGATCCAGTGATAGCAGCGTTGGGCGCTATGTTCTCATCATGAATACGCCCGTTGAACTCATCGAGTAACCGACGGTGTCCTACTTCTACGCTATTTTCTCGTACGACGATTGCCATTTGGGCTATGCTACTTTGTATTGACCAGAGCCGCAGACAACATCGCCGTTGGCAGGAGAATTCCCCTTGAGTCGCGTTTGGTCAGGTAGGATAAATACAATGTATGATTCATCACCAGAGATAATGGCGGCTCGCATTGTAATGGCAAGGCTACTAGAGTTTTGATTGAGGATAGTAATCCCCGTACACGCCTGTAGTGTACTAGTCTTACCGGCTACGGGGAGCAGGAGTTTGAAGTCTGAGTTACTCCCTGCCGTAAATGCTCCAGACAGTTCGAAGTTGTAGAACACGGTATCACCAATCCGAGTATGCCAGCCTGATTTGGTTACAAAGATGGCATCGGTTGCGCCCGATTCAATCGTGAGCGTCCAAGCCGTCGGAGCCGTATACGTCCCCAGAGCTGTCTTGGAGGCGGCTATTGCTGCATCTGCGGCAACCTGATCATTTGTAATACTATTGACCGAGACGCCGAGCGCGGTAATTTCAGTATTCACTTCACCACCCTCGGCGGTTGTGCCGTTGGTGAACGTGTAGGTTTTGGTATACAACATTTGCTTATTCTAGTTTATAAGTCTTTGCTCTACCCATGTAGGTATCTGTCTTGCTATGACACTCTTTACAGAGTGTCCTTCCATTATCTATGGCAAATCGTAGCTCTGGGAAGTAAGCGAATGGCTTTCTGTGGGATTCTGATTGTTTTACCCCCAACTTAGATAATCTCTTTTTCTCGTTAGCTTCAGGCGTATTCAACCACGGTGTATCCCGCTTCTTCCCAAGCCAATATCGCGTAGGTTTAGCTTTATTCTTTTCACTAATCCGACGCTTGGTTTCTTCAGAGTGAGGGGTAAAGTGGCCTTTCATGTTATTGAATCACTTTATTTTCAACGGTCGCATTCTTATCTCCGTTGCAGTCACGGATGTCTGCTGGATAGACGCTTGTTCATTGAAACCGATTGCGATGGTCTTTCCCCTCCCAGAGATAGCGCCACGGTTGTCGGGTGTGTAAAGAATGTCCGGTGCGCCCCACGTTGATTCTCCCCACGTGAAAGCGCCCCACGTAGTACCACCTGCCGCCAGTGGGAATGACTTGATCTTCGACCATCCATATTGGTCAATATTTCCTTCTACATCGAGTGAGTATGCGGTAGTGGATGTCGCTGCTGATATCCATATAACCTGGAACTTCTTGACCAACTCGTGATTGCCGAAGTCGAGGTTCGTTGTGCGATACTGGAACTTGTGCGCGGGATATACAGCTGCGGGATCGGCGTGAGCGGCGGCGGTTGTCCCTGAGTACCCGCGAATACAGCCCTCGAAGTCCGTATTGCCTGCGTCCTTGCTCGCGTAGTAGATTGCCTCGTTCTCAATCATGATGACACCGGATGTGGGAAAGGCGCTGTTGCTATCAACAACGATGGTCGTGTCAGTTGCGGTAATGTCTCCATTCAGCGTATCGGCAGGCGAGGCGACTCCGTTCCCACTGTTCTGCACAAAGACCTTGCCCGTGGCGTTGTCGTCGATCCAGTAGCGCGTCGGTGATGGGACACCATGAGATGCGTATGCAGCGGCAGTAACAAATGGCATTCTGATCCACCGATCACCATTCACGTCGTACGCCCATGTTTCATTATTCGTCGTATTGACTCCGGTACAGACCGAGAGTCGGTACTGCCGGTACTTCGCATCATAGTACCCGGCGGCGTTCGCGTGCTGTGCGATGTTGAGTTGCGCTCTGAAGCTCTCCCACGAGTCCTTACCGAGAATACGGAACGTAGAACCGTCAGTCGCCCACACATAGTCATCACCCAAGTACCAGTGTTCGATTCTCCCCGATTCGATACCGGTTGAGGAGTAGGCAGTCCCATCCCCGATGACGGTAGCGATGCTTCGATGGGAAACGCAGGGATGTGGGTTTGGTACTTCACGGAACGACAGTGATGTTGGGACCATGCCTGAAATAGCGTGAATGGTCTTTTCGGTGTAGAGCATGAGGTACTCACCGAGCGACCGCATTCCGACGATCTTGTAGGGGAATGACTTGGTCTGTGTCGTGGGGAAGTTGTATGGACTCCCTGCTTCCGAAACATAGAGTGTGTTGGTATTTGTGACCGTTCTCGCAGCAAAGAGCATGAAGTTATGGTACGAAAGGTACTTCGCAACTGCACTTGCGCCTGTGAGGGGGACTGTGTTTGCCGGTGTTCCGCCCGCACCTGCCTCAGTCCACGAACCACCCGATAGTTTGAGGACGTTGTTCGTTGCCGCACCGCCAAGCCCGTTGGTGTAGAGCAGGTCGTTGTTGACCTGGCAAAACTCGCCGTCAGTCCCAGTCGTTAGGATTTGTGTCGCCGCTCCTGACTGTTTTGTTGGCGCACCACTTCCGACGAGGTAGACGTACGTTCCCCATGCGGCATACAGACCCGCTGTACCCGTAGATGGCTGATACGACCCAAGGGCGAGTCCAGCAGACGTTGTAACTCCGGCGTTCGTTCCCTGTTGTGTGAAGCCCTGGATTTTCTTGGGGTAGTAGCCCTTTTCATCGGTGTCCTTTTGGAAGTGAATATTGACCAAATCCCCATAGACCTCCGAGGCGATCTTGGAGAAGTCCTTGATGATCTGGTGGGCGATCTTGGGCTTACCAAACGGCATTTCTAGGAGAGGTGAAGCGGATCAGCGGTCCCTGTATTGCGAGAGATACCAACACCCCGACTCAACACCGGAGAGGTCGCTGCTTGTGGCATCTTGTAGAACTGGATCATCTGGTTGAGGATTTCTTCGTACATAGCCCTGAACTCGTCGCTCTGTTCGCGCTGTTGGAACTGGTACATCATCAACGCTTTCCACAAGAGGATCGAGTGGAAGTCTGAAAGAAAGATTGGAGAATCGGCGTCGTCTAGGTCGGCTGTAGATTTGAGATAATCGACTGTCACTACATCAGAGGAGTTGGTTGGCGTAGATACCAGCCCGATGGAGAGATTGTTCGGCGTGACGTAGTAGTACCCGTCCAGTCCTGGCTCGTTGCGTTCCTCGTAGCGGATTGGGTGGAGCGGTGTTTTGTCTGCGGTAGATGAGTTCGCAATCCACACCCGCAGGGGCTTGGCGAAATCCGTGACTGCCGTGCTGAACCCACTGAACAGCGTCTCAGCGGTTCCGCTTGTCACGGTGTACGATCCGTTACCGACCATATACGGCCAGTCGTACTCACGATTGAGCAATCGGTAGTTTGTATTGATCCAAATGCCCGCCTGCGCCGTAGTAATTGCTGGGTCGTCGGCTAGTGAAATTAGCTGTGTTTTGAGTTCAAGGAGTGTCATGGGCGTTCGTTGAGTTTTTCAATGGCGCGTTGGACTTCTTCTGCCTGAGCGCGACGCTTCTTTTGGAGTGTGAGGAGTTTCACGCCGTGGTGGAGTAGGTCCAGTAAACGTAAAGAATCTAGGTTCGGGTGGATGCCTAGATTCCCCTTGAGTTCGTCCAGTATTTTGTTGTAACTGTATTGAGTATCAACCCAATGCCGCTCGTTTGCAAGCGCCAACACAAACGAGTCTACATCTGCGATCTTGTCTCGAAGACTAAAATCACGAATATCTGTCGAAGAAAACTCTAAAAGTCTCGCTAGGTAGGGTCTTGCGGTTCCAGAATAGGCGCTCGGACCGAGATTGTCGTCGGTTTCCTTATCAATCGCGTCGGAAGTATTGAATTTGTTATCCTTTTCCTCGAAAATCTGTGGGTGCGAACTTTCGGAACCCTCGGACCGCCTCGAATGCAGCTCGCCAGGCTGGGATTGCCCGCTGGATGGTGTATTCGCGCTCAATTCGGCGTTTTGCGTTGTCGGCGATTCTTCGTCGCTCATCTGGTTTCTCGATCAATAGTGATAGGTACTCGATCCACTTGTCCACAGGTCCGGCGAGGTAGACATCCTCACCATTGCTCAAATCTTTGTAGGGACCGTAGTCGCTGGCGACCATCGGCGTGCCGGTCATGGTGTACTCGAACCACTTTGCCAATGATCGTGAGGCGTTGTAGCGTGAGTCTATGAGTGGTCCCACACCAATGTCAGCGCCGAAGTCAGCCAGTACCGATGGGTATGTGCGCTTGTCGGTCGGGTGTCCCTCCCACCATAGCACCCCTGGTTTCAGCTCCCAGTTCTTCCGATGAAGGAACCCCATGTGTTCGGGGAGATAATGCCCCATGAAGGAGAAGACAATATCGGGGTGGCACTTGGCGATCTCCGTGGCAACCGGTTCGAGTACTTCATGATCGACGATGTGTCCGGTAGACGCAGGCCAGCCTATGGTCAGACGTTTGTGGTGAGTCCTCTGCCCATTCCAATCTTTGGGATCGACGGCATTGGGGCAGACGTAAACATGGTCGTTGTATTTCTGGTACACCGGAACCAAACTCGGGACGGAGACGGTAATGGCGGTGGCTTCCCGCAATAACACTTCCAGGTAGCGCCGAGCGTCGCTGTCCTCTGGGTAGACGTACAGGTTGTGTTCCTTGCCGTCGGTGGCGAATACGTCGTCGTCGAAGTCTACAATGAGGGGTCGGTCGTAGTAGTCACACGCCCCGAGGAGCATATAAATACCAGTCGGGTTGTCGAGGTGCTTAGTGAATACGATGTCATGCGCGTGGACCATGTTGCCGATCCTTGTTTCGGCAGTATGTACATCGAGATCAATGAGCTGGTGTCCGAGGTGGTGGAACTCGTACCCCTCAAGGTGTCTTCCTGGCATCACTTGTCGGTAGTACGAGACTGCTGAGGTCAGACCGTATTTCTTGTTTTCCTCGGTCGGGAACTGGTTGTTGATCGCGAGGACTTTCTTCATCGAAACGAATGGTACTTCTTGAAGATTTCATCCCATCTCCAACTATTAGAAGACCACTGCCAGCGCTTCTTCACATCACTCTTTGCTGCTTTGCCAATTCTCATTCGTAGTTCCTCGTCCTCAACAAGCCAAGAGATTGCATCCACCCATTCCTCGGTGCTGTCTACCAGCAGACCAGTTCGTTCGTTCTCAACCACGCGCGCGTAGGGTCCGTAGTTCGTCGCAACAAGGGGAATATCGTACATAGCGTACTCCATCCACTTCCCATGTCCCTTCCCATCGTTGAAGACAGACTTTTTGAGTGGTGCGAGTCCTATGTCGAACCCCCAGGATGCAAGGCGAGCTGGGTAGTCCCTCATGGTCCGAGTACCGGAGAACACCGCGTACGACCCATGTGGGAGTCCGTCGGTCAGGTGTACCGGCAATCCCCCGCAGATCGCGAATATGACCTTCTTGCCATACTTCTTCCATATAGCCCTGATGACCGGCTCAATAACGTGGAAGTCTGCCTCGTGGGTCTGACTCCCAGCCCACCCAATAACGATCTTTCCGTCTGGGCGCTTGAACCGTTTGTATTTCCAGTCGTTCGCGTCGTTGTAGTTGTGCAGGACGTGGACGTTTGTATTGAACTCCTTATAGACATCAACGAGTGGTTCAGTGCTGACCGTCATGGCAGTAGCGGCCTTGAACAGCTCCTTGTGAGTGATATTCGCTATCGCCGTTTCCTTGAAGTAGTCGCGCTTCTCGTGCAGGTCGTCTACGGCGAGGTAGTTGTCGTCCATGTCCACGATCAGGGGCTTGTTATAGAAGTCACACGCTCCTGCGAACCACGCCAGCCCCCCTGGGTGTGAGATGTTCTTCATGAACACCAAGTCAGAGTCCTTGATGAGGTTCGGCACTAGTTCATCCTCGGACCAGTCCTTGCCTACCCTTTTGAGATTCTTCTGCGCGGTTGAGATGTCGCCCAAGTCAAACACACTGTATTTCCGACCAAGAAACGACAGGGGTTTCTGTATACGGTAGTACCCAACCCCACCGATGAGGTCGGTTCCCTTCGGTCCTAGACCGTTCCAGTCATTTCTGAATGATAGTATCCGGCGCATTGTGTGCTTCTTTCTCGAACATATTGAGTCTCGGTCCTACTGCGTGGGTTTCATGGTAGGTGTCTACCATGTCTCCAATGAGCGTGGTGATGGATCGTACTGGGGTGTCTTTATCTGGGTCACCAGCGTCCTCAATGAGCCGTTCGTGAGCGTCTTTCATGAGTTTACTGGGGCGCTTCATGGCTTCCGCTATTGCGTCTGACATCTCCCCACGCTCACAAGCAATCGAACCCTTCTGGGGCAATGTATCTTCAACCCCCTGCCACGTACCGGGGAGTTCTTTGTGCTTGAATCCTTTGACGTGGACGACAGGGACGTTGAGCGACATCGCCATCAGCTCCAGCGTGCTTTCCATCATCGTCACGACACATGATGCTCGTTTGAGTAGGTCGTACGTCGACTCGATATGCCCCGGCTCGTTCCGGTAAGTGATGCATTGCTCCCCGATATAGTTGTTTTGCTTCTGTTCTGATGGGGCAATCATCTTGGCAATCGGGCGTATGCCACCAATGCGCTTGAGTGCAGCCCACGTCAATATGGATTCTTTGGTATCTATGTTCCAATGGGGAACGTCATAGATAACCGTACCTCGTTCCTCCTGCGGTTTGGGGCGGTAGTGAAACCACGGCGCACCAACACGAAACACCTGTTCTGGCGACCAGTGTCCAGTGAGTGCATCTTCGTGATCCTTACTCCCCCAGACGAAAGCGGCGACCGACGTTGGCTCTCCCCGGTGCGTCCAGTAGTCACGCATAGCCCTGCGACCGTGCTGGACCATGAATGTTGGTACACCCTGTTGGAGTGCCGCGAGGCAGAGCATCTTCATGTCCTGCGGGTAGTCCGTCCATGTGATGAGACAGTCTGGGCGTTTCCCTGGCTCGGTAATGTCGGTCAGTTCTGCCTGCTCGAACGTCTGGTAGAGAGGGTCGAGTATGCCATTGAAGTTCAGTATCGTTGCGCGGTTCATGTCGAGAGGAGTTGACGCTGCCATCGGTGTTTGATGCATCGTTTCCCGATGAGCATTTGGATCAGCTCATACCGTCCACGGCGCATACGGGAGTGGATGTACTTCAAGGGTTTCCTCTGTCCTGGGATGCGCTCAAGTCGCCACACAGTACCTCGTGTGTGGTATGGGAGATCGCCAGAGATAGCGGCAATGTACTGGTATGCGGGTCCACGATAGACACCAACCATCGAGAACCCCTCGCTTTTCAGTAGTACCCATCCAGTACGAGTTCTCAGGCGCAGATGTGGGTCACACCGCTTGAGACGCGCATTGAACGACTGAAGGGTCATTCGATGATGGCGCGGATGTCCTCGAGCGGTACAAGATCAAGGAACTCATCTGCACTCTCCTTGCGGTCATCGAGAATCAGTCCCGCAGAGTAGCGTGAGTACCAGACCCGATCTCCATTTTTGATAACGCGGTCGTTCACCAGACGTTCTTTGTCGATGAGAAGGTTCTGGTCTTTGGGTGCGCGGAGTACGGTACCAAAGACAAGCCCTTCGTTTTCTACTTGTCCGGTAGGTGTGATGATGCCTGACTTGCGTACCACAAAGTCAGACTTCTTCTCATCGCGCTCGATGAGACAGTTTTGATTCAACGGTATGATCATTGTTTCCTAGTGATTAGTGATTACCTAGACTACCCCTCGGTTGCAGACGGTGTGGGGTGTTTTGCGTCTGCTAGACACCCCACAAACCGAGGTTCTTCTTAGGAAGACGCCTTAGCGTATAGCTCGACGATCCAGTCGGAGTTGAGTACGATCGCGTTGAACGGAGCGTACCAACCGAGTGTTGACCACATCGAGAGTGGGTTGCCGGTGTCATTCGGACCAGAGTCCTTCATGACGAGCTGTGCCGCACCAGGAGTGGTAACATCCTCAGAATCAATCGAGACAACGCCGTATGCTTCCTTGCCGAAGATCCACGTGACGTACCCGCCAGAACCAGAGCTGTTCGGCTTGTAGTTGTTGTTTGTCTCAACGAACTCAACACCGAAGAACGTTCCCAAGATTCCCCGTTTCATCGGGTCTGGGTTCACGTACTGCTGCGTGGCCTGCCAGGTCGAATCGCCCAAGAGGTCGTAAGCTACTTCCGGTCCAATGAGAGCGCCAAAGACAGGATTGCCCTGGGTACCCTGGAACGGGATAGCCTTGTTCTTCTTGAGTGTTCGGACCGCTACTCGGAAGTCTGAAGCATCGACCGTCGAAGCCACAGAAGTGTAGGAGGTAGAATCGTCAGTGTACTGACCAACTCCACCACCCGTCACCAGTGCGTTCCGAATGATCGTATCGATACTTTCTCCCATATTGACGCCCATCGCCTCGACCTGTTCCTTGAGTCCAACGTCGATAGACGTTCGCTCGTAGAACTTCGAGATCTGCGCGTAGGCACCGTACTCGACCAGTGTCACTGCAACGGTCTGACCTGAGACGTTGATCGCCGTAGGCGTAACGGACTCGGTAAGACCAGTTGTAGCAACTGCTGGTGCGACATGGCGGGTGAAGTTCACGACCTTGCCCTGGTTCGCTGGGACGCCGCGCTTTTGGGCGAAGGCATCGTGACGGATCAGGAGACGTGACTTCTCGAGAAAGACTTTTGAGTAATCATGTTGTTACTACCCCCTATGGGGCGGGGAGGGCATTTCTGCTCCCTCTTACGGTTACCCGTAAGTTCGGACTATGGCTTCATCTCCATTATGGAGAGCCGATCACTTAGTCTCTACGGGTACGAGTCCCTCTTTCTTGTACCACTGGTATCGTTTGTGGCTATTGAGGGTGGTCAGAAGATACTCAGCCTTTGTGCGCTTTTCTGTGAGGTGTGGGAGAACAGCCGTGAGCATTCCTTTCAGATCATCTATTCGTCTGACCTGGAGTGCATAGCACTGTTTCTTCCCAACGATTCCGACGGTGTACTTCTTTGGGACGATCGGGAACTTCCCATCGTTTCCGCATATCTTTTGTACAATCGTCTGAAACTTCTCCAACAGTTCGCGGTTCGTATTGACTAGCTGGAACGAATACCGGAAATAGGGGTACGAATCCTTTATTGCCGCATAGATAGAGCCTTCTCCGTCTATGATTCCAGCGAGCCAGCCAATATCTTCTTTTCTCGTTTCCCACGGCGTTGTCCTCATTGGAATGGCGTTAGTGTAATGTACTAACAGTGTAGGAGTGCTACGCCATTGTGTCAATGGTGGGAGTTTCACCGTTATCAGATCGGGTTTTCAATGAGTCTCGCGACTCAAGGACGCATTATTCTACGTGGCCATCGTAACGGTCAACGTACTTGTTAGGACTGCCATTGTTGTTGTCCTTACTTTCGGACAACCATTTCAAGGAGCTACAGACGAGCCGACGGGTTTTGGTAATGAAGATGTTTCTCCATGTCCTCTGCCGTCCACTTCTTACCGGTTTCTGGGTTTACACCCGAGAAGTCGATCTTTGTGTCGGTAGTGTCCGAAGCTGTCGAAGCTGCCTTTGTTGGTTGTCCTTCAAGGTTGCTCTGTAACTTCTTCGCACCGACCTTTTTGCCAGCTTCAAGGACTGGTTCGTACTTCTCTCGCCAGATGTCTGCGGCTGACTTTCCAGTCGATACCGCCTCAGCGAAGATCGCGTCCCGAACCGCTACTGCCTCGGGTTTTTTCTCGACGAGGTTTTCTACTTCTAGCCTCGTGACCCGTAGGTCTGCGGTGTTGGGCTTCTCATGCACAGAAGACGCTGTAGCGCCCTGTGGCATATGAAGGTCTTGAGCATCAACCACTTCGAGGAGTTCGTTGACGGTGAGATTGGCTTGACTAGCAAGTTTCTCGAGGGCCTTATCTTTCTTTGCCCGTGTCTGGTCCCCTACATAGCTGTTGACCTCTTTGACCCACTTCTTTGCCTCCTCTGCCGAGGAGAACGTACGACCGACGCTTGCTCCCAGTTCTTCAACGGAGAGAGTGGTCGGGTCCTGACTGACTGTTGCCTCCTGATGTACAGGGTCGGCTGTTGGTGCCGAATCCTGGGTTTGCATCACAGGAGCAGGCGTTGGTGTCGTGGTAGCTGTATCCACTACACCTTCCTGTTGTGTGGTTTGCGTCGTTTCCATGATTCTATTGACGTTACATTACTTATTGGACACCGTTCGACCGTTTATTCCAGTGTCCGTACCCGCTCCCCATCTAGGCATGAGGAACGGATACGGAACCTAGAGGTCCGTAGAGTCTATTTCCATTTCTTCTCGTCTCTTTTTCTCCGACGCTGCCTCGGCTTCTTCCTTTGCTCGCTCACCGGTTGATGCTATTTGCTCAAGGATGTCAGTGATGATCGTCAGCCCTTCGCGCTTTCCCTTGAGCATTGCAATCTGCTCGAGGGTCGTGCAGTCGTAGGCGTATTTCATCTTCCCTAGCTCATCGTCAATCAAGTCGGTGATGGCCTTGTAGAGCTTCGTACCCTTGAAGTGCTGGAGTTCCCCGTAGAGTTCGAGGACTTCGGTCAGGCGCTCTTGCTGTTCTTGGGTGTTCATAGCATTGGCATACCAATGGTGGATTGTTCGGCAAGCGGAGCATCACTCCCCTGCGACATTGGACCCTGGGGCTGACCCTGTTGCATTGGTCCTTGCTGCATAGGTTGTCCTGGCTGCATGGGCTGTTGCTGTTGACCCTGCGCCTGCATTATTTCTCCCTCGATGTGCGCTCGGAGTACGCGGTCGATGTCAGGGCCCGTGTCTGCGCGGCGCATGAACTCGATGTGGCGCTGGGTGTGGGCTGGCGTGGCGTTCGGGGTCGGTGGAAGTGCAGAACCATTGGCCATCTCTTGGTTTTCCTGATCGGCCTGCCCCAAGTCGGAGGTCTGTATCGAGTTTGACTGTTCTTGGAACTCCATCGCCAGGTCGTCGAGGTCGTTGTACTCCAGCCACTTCTGGTAGGACTTGAGACGCAACGAGGGCGGGATGCTCTGGTCCTTTGCGGTGAGTGTCATCCACTCAACGATACGGCGCGAGAGGATTGCCTTGTTTTGTACCGTGAAGTCAACGTCGATGTCGATGTCGCGGTCCATGTTGAACGTCTCGGCGGTGTTGACCATGACTTCTGCTGAATCAACACTACCAGCGCCAAGCGCTTCCAGGAGTTCCGGTGTCCGTACGGTGATGGTCAGTGAGTCATCGCCGTACTCCTTGTACAGGGCTTTGACGATGAGTCCGATCCTCATGATACTCGAGCGCATCCCATCAACGATCTTCTCAGTACTCGCCTTTGAGTTCGCATCGAGGATGTTTGTCGCCGTAGCGGTGTCTACATTGCGATCCCCAATACCCTGCATAACGTCAGGGGTGTTCACGACACGCTTGTAGCGCTCCATGAGCGCATTGATCATCGTCAGAGACTGTTCGAGGTGCGAGTTGAACTGGATTGGGGTGATAGAGTTTGCGTCCCGTCCACGGGGGATACCAGCTCCAGGTGCCGTGATGAACGTCCGTGGGTCGATGTTCCGGTCTGTCCGGTCGTAGGTAAAGTTCGGGTTATCAACGAGGAGCGTGTTGAATGTTGCTTGGTTCAACTGACGCTGGATTGCGTCCTCAATCTGACCCCCACGTGATACGTCAGTAATACCGAGAAGCCGGTTGGGGAGTGGGTGGCGCTTGAGACGGAAGATTGCCACATTCTTGCGACCGATCTTGTTCTTTGAGTTGCGAAGCCACACAGGACCAGCGTCGTCGAGAGCAATAGTCACAACCCGATCGTCGCTTTGTATCTCGAATATCTTTGCCAGGTCGTTCACCTTCTTCTGCTTCCCACTCGTTGTTTCCTCGGAGTCGATAGAGGATGAGTCCTCATCATCGCTCTTTGTCTTGGGGCTGAATCCTTTGACGTACTTGATGTTCTTGTAGCCCAAATCCTTCCCGTTCCGCTTCAACCATGAGAGCGAGATGATGGACTGGTAGCCGATTTCGGGAAGGTCTTCAACCTCTGGTACGAACTTGTTGTAGTACACATCGAAGATGTTGAGGGGCCAGAGTGCCGGATCAGACTTGATGACGTTCCCATCCTCGTCGATCTTCGTTTCCCAGTACACCTGCGCAAAGGCAGTCCCGAACAGCGCCATCTGCTTCTTGATGTTCTCAAGCTTTGATGGTCCGTCCATGATGTCGGGACTCGTCCATACGTGGTTCAGGACTTCCGTGAACTTCAGGGCGTTGATCATGTCCTCATCACCAGTCGGCTTGGCGCGGAAGTGGAACTCCTTACCTGGGAGTGATGTCGCTATGCGCTCAACGGAGTCGTACGTCAGCGCAACGGGGACATCTGGGATGTAGTCGTATTCGGAAAGTGATCGCGAGAGCTTGTATCGTAAATATGCGTTGTGCCACGACTGACGCTCTGTGCGCGTCTGTTCGTATGATTCCTTTCTAAAGCGCATTGCGTCCTCAATGTCGTCTTGCTCCTTTTGTGAGGCGACGTATGCGGGTGTCTCTTTTTCGTCTTTCATGCTCCGCGTGGTTTATGGTTCTGTCCGTAGAATGTGTTGGTTGGTCTGGCTTTCTCTCCGTAGTATGAGTTGCGGAGGTCTTGCACTATGCCACCCTGCTCAGGAAGTGGCATGGGCGCTCCCAACTCCCAGACCGCGAGGGCGCGTGCGATGACTGTATCATCGTGCCTACCCTCTGGGGCTGAGAACTGGTAACGACCCATTGGTGTCCGGTTGAATGAGTACTCGCGCATTTCTTCCTTGCCCACCGAGTCGTCTGTGAAGTGAGCCGTGGCAGCATCGACGGCAATCGAGAGGTTCGTGATGAGCCGTTCCTTGTTCGCTCCGGTGGGGAGTGGGATAACACCTATACCCCTGTCTCGGAGGTGGTCGGCAATGGGTAGCCCGAGTCCTGATGAGTCAATGAGCAGTTCGGCGTTGTTGTACCTGCGTACTAACGCTTCCGTCCGTGCTTCACCCAATGCGGTGGAGTGCGGCTGGAAACGCTCGAGCGCTACTTCCTGGAACGTATTGAGGTCAAGTACCGAGTTCGCCCAGTAGTCTGTGGTGAGTGCCGGATCGCTGCCGATTCGGTAGCTGTGTCCTGGTACTGCCTCTTGGGGTTTCTCCGTGCATACCTTGTCAATGTTCCTGAACACCTGACTCGCATCCTGATTGAATGAGCAGAGGTATTCCTGCGCGAACGCTGCACCGATACCGTCTGTGATGTAGTCTCGCTCAATCTCGGCAAGCTGCTCATCCGTGAACAGGCGCGTCCCGTCGTCATTCGTTGAGACTGTTGCTGGTAGCAGGCGTGACCACCACATCTCGCGAGTCTCGTCTTGTCCCGCAAGATACGCATCGTGAAGATGTTTGACTCCGCGCGGTGTACCAGACAGTACGACGAACCCTTTATTTGCCTCGACGATTGGTCGGACAATCTCGGTGAATATGCGCGACTGCTGGTCGTCATACTCATCGATTGCATACCCCCGTCCATTGCCTCCACGGTGCTTGTCTGGGTTCTCATCGGTCCCGTCGAAGATGAGCTGACTGCCACTACGGAAGTACAACACCATGCGCTGGTCGTCCTTCTTGCTCACCTGTGAGGTAGGCAGGAACTTCGTCAGGATTTCTGGGTTGTCCCAGATATGCTCGCGTATCTTCTTCTGCTGTGGATAGAGGTACATGTACTGACCCACGACCGCCTTATCCGGTGAGGCGCAGACCTTTACGAGGCTATTGAAAAGTGCGGTGGACTTGCCGGAACGTCTATGATCAACGGGGACAAGGAACTGCGGACCCTGCTTGGTCGACGCCCGACCCCATATGAGACTGTCGAGTTCTCGCTGATGAGGGCGTGCATCGAAGGGGACGATTTCTACTAGATTCCCGTTGACTGTTGCCGTTTTCATTCTTTGATGTATTTGGTCTTTGTTCCCCAAGTGTCTGTTTTCCTGTGACAACCGACACACATGGTTCTCCCGTTTGATACCTCATAGCGTAGGTCTTCATGTTCTGCGAACCGCTTGATGTGATCCGCGTGTAAGGTGCCTCCGCGAACGGAACAGGCTATGCAGGTATAGTTATCCCTCTCGAAGACTGCCCTACGCCATCTCTTGTACTCGGCGGTCTTTCTTGCAGCCCTATTTGCTGGGTAGATACCACCTTTCCACATTGGGTTTCTAGGACCCAGTCTGTTGATTCTTGATTTCTCACAGAATGATTCTGGGTATTTACGACCCGTCGCCGCCCTTGAGATTTTCTCACGCCACTCTCTGCTGAATGGTGGTCGTTTCTTCCCCTTCCGCTCTCTACTCAGTTTGTCTTTTGCTTCCTGCGAGAGTGGGTGACTATGTCCAAGAGCGTTTTTATTTCCCAGCGCTTTGCCCTTTCTACCAGAGGAGATCCGTTCCTTTTCTTTATCAGACCATGCTCGATCCTTATTCCAGGGGATTCTGCCTGTGTTGAAGTGAGGCACCTCGACCAACCTAGAGCCGAGCATGGCTGTCTGCATTTATTTTCCCGCAGCGTCGGGGGTTCCACCCATGTAGTCAGGCGAGCCTTTGATGTCGATTTTACCAGCGCCGACTTCTTCGGTCGTTCCAGGACCGGCGTTGTTGCCTTTATCTTCCTCGATGGACTGGCTCTTGCCACCTTCTACCTTACTCATGTCACTAGCATAGTTCTGGTCTTTCGGTGGTTTGCGAATAAACTCTGCCATTGGAATATTCCTTTCTTTATTAAGACTTCCCATCTCCACCGGCAGGGTTGCCAGCTTTGAGATGGGTTGGTGAGCTTTTCTTTTTCCCAGTCGCGACAACTGGCTGTACGGCGCTCTTTGCTGTCGCGCGGTTTGCCTCGAACTTGTACTTGATAACCCGTGATTTCGCCATATGGTTTCGTTATTTAGCTGCACGAAGCGGGAGAAGCTAGGCGATTGCCTTCTTCACCTTTTGGCTATGTTGCTGTTCATCTACAGAGTAGAACCGTCTATGGGGAAATGCAAGCTACGAGCGCAACTTCCACTGTCCATTGACATCTTTCTGTACGATGTCGAGGTTCGCGTGGTCGTCTACAACACGATCAAAGTGTTCCTCGGTTATGCCAATGGTGTCGCAGAAGTCCCGTTTAGCACGTGGATCGCACTGCCAGTCACGTTCGTGGATGTAGGAGAGTGCTTGATCTCGGGTGATATGTCCTGCCCTGGCGTACCGGCTGGCGATGTCTGACACACGTTGGAAGCCGTATTTGACGAACTTCGTCCACAACTGCACTACATAGGCTACGGAGTCCTGTTGGGTGTAGTTCTCGATATGCCCCTGCCGGAACCACTCACCGGTGTCATCTAGGTCAATGAAGCCGTACTTCTTGGCTTCCTCGCGGTTCCCTAGCTCTGAGTATTTCTCAAAGGCGAAGTAGTAGTACACCCTCACGTCATCTGTAGACAGGGGATGCTCGTAGTCCAGTGTGGCTGACGTACCATACTGGAACGCAGAGTTCTCACCAAAGAACACTGCGGGTATCTTGAGCGCCTTTGCCATCATAATCGGGACGGAGTAGATCTTCTCCTCGATCCACTTGAGGGGGTGTAGGTCGTTCTCAAAGTCCTTCTTCGTCTCTGTGCGGAATGTCTCAGGCTCACAGCGCCACACCACATGGTCAAGGTTGAACCGGTGAGCGATGTTTTCTGCGTTGTGCGTACCTGCCTTTGTGTGGGTGAACTCGTCTGTGACTGTGACAAGTAGCGGCTTGAGGTGGTACTTCTCAACCAGTCTGGCAACGATCACTGTGGAGTCCTTGCCACCCGATACTGCTACAACACACGAGTAGGGCTTTGTGTCTCGTAGATCGTTGCAAATGTCCTCGAGCTTCTGCCTACGACCAGCCCAGTCGAAGCTCTCAGCTCGTGCCTGATTGGTACACGCTCCACACACCGTATCTCCATCAATGTGTCCTGGTCGTACACCGAGGGGAAACGCACACTGGGCGCATCGTTTCATATCTTCTGTTGGTAAATGGTAGAGAGTCGTTCGTAGTCTTCTGGCGTATTGAGTTCCAATGATGGGAATGGGATGTCAGAGTTCTGGCGCATCCACGTCGTACAATGCTCGTCTGGTCCGTGTTTCTCTGCCTCGAATAGGGTATCACGATCAAACACTTCAATGTTGAGTCCGTGGACAGTGTTGAACCCCATGTACCCCTTTGCGCCGGACATACGGAAAAGCCGCTCAGTGAGGACGATCAGTTCGGTGTTGATGAATGGGCAGTCGGCGGTGATGCGAATAAAGACATCAGCGTCTGGGGCGATCATACGGGCGCAGTCTGCGTATCGTTTGAGTAAGTCTGTTGGGTGTCCCTTGTAGAGCTGAACGTCGTTCTGTTTGCACAAATCCCAGATGGGGCGGTTATCGGGCGTATTGGGTGTTGCTACGACCGTCTGGTATTTTGTAGCGCGACAGCGTGCAACCACGTGCTGGATGACTGGGTAGCCGTCGAGCATGAGCATGGACTTACCAGGAAGTCTCGTGGAACCCATGCGCGCTTGGATGATGATCGTGGTCATTGTTTCTTGTAGAGCTGATAGCCGCAGTGGTCGAACTCCTCACCAAGTTTACCAGCCCCAATGAGTTCTCCTGGGTACACGTAGCCCTTCCGCCTCCACAGCATATCGTCGTTGCCGTGGTAGGTGATTGATTCACCGTCGCCCATATATTCAATGGCGAGGGCGTATTTCCGTGTCACGCGCCATATCTCTCGCATCGCATCACGGTAGTCTGGGATGTGCATGAGGACTCCGGCGGTGAACACCAGGTCGTAGGTTGAACCCTCAATAGGTAGATTTAACGCTTCACCGATGATGATGGTTCTTCCTCGTTCTTTGCCAATACGAGCGGCTTTCACATTGGGTTCTATACCTACCACAGTGGGTATACCAAGTGCGCTGATGGTTTCCAGGTTGTTCCCGATGTTGCACCCTACTTCAAGAACTGACCGTACACCATTGGGGATGAGCGCCTTGAACGCTTCGAGTCGTAGTTTTGGATCGTAGTCGTTCCGCTTGCTGTAGTCGTCACCGAACCTCCCCTGCCAGCGTTCGAGTTGGTTCATTCGGGTAGTTGTTCTGTTTCTACAACACCCTCGTCGAGCTTCTTCATGTCCCCCGAATGAACATACCCTAGCGGCATACCCTCAGGTCCAGTGAGTTCCTGCCGTGGGGCGAACTCGTCCTTACGCTTTCTCTCGAGGTACCACTGTGCAGACTGCTTATCGCCATCTACAGCTGCTTGAACAATAGTTCGTTTCATAGCGAGGATTGGCCATTCTTTCGCTAGAGTCATGTTGTCATTAAAGACTTTATCCTCTTTGAGATGCCGATAGTATGTTTCTCGGCTAATGTTAGCGAAATGACAGGCCTCTGAGTCATTAGCGCCGATCTTGAAGGCACTCTCAAGTTTCCTGACAGTCTCCTCTGTGATAACTGTCGGTCTACCTGTTTGACCCATTATGGTTCGAGTTTGTACGTCATCTGGTGGAGGGTAAAGCCCATCTTCTCAAAGAAGGCTTGTGATCTAACATTCTTGGGCGAGATGTTGGCGTAGAGTTCTTCGTCTTTGTGCTTTACGAGGAGGGTGACCAGCGCCGCAGTGCCGTAGTGCTTCCCTTGATACCGAGAGTGAACGTGGATGCCGATTTCGTTCTTGTGGGTGAGGTAGATTCTTCCTACCCGTACATGATCCTCGTTGAGGAGTACGTAGTCTTCTGCGTAGGGATTGGCGGTGTTGAAGTCTACATGGTCTTCCCAGGAGGGCATTGCAGTATGGGAGATGTTCTGTTCGGGGGTTTTGTCTTCGAGCAGTTCGTAGAAGAATGGGAAATCCTCTGGCGCGACTTTGCGTAAAGTTATGTTGGCCATTGGAGTGTTCTGCCAACGTGGTCAGTGATGGTTGTTTTGGGATTCGTGAATAGCGCCTCGGTCATTCTGATAGATTGGACCATTTCAGTAAGCTGGACTGGGGTGAGGGCGTAGGCATGATCGGGACCATCTCTCTTTGGGTCGTCGGTAAAGTGCTTTTCTACTGCGACTGCTCCGGCTGCGACAGCGACGGTTGGGAGGTACAGGTTTCCCTCTGTGTGGTCAGAGAGTCCCCAGCGTCCGTGGTACTGGAAGGAGTAATCCCAGACTTCTGCTGGGTACCTCACGACGCAGGACATAGGAACAACATTGGGGCCGAGAGCGACGATCTTGTTTGGATTCTCGGTTGCGCCGTCAGAGATGAATACAGTATCGAACTTGGCGGCCTTGAGTACCAGTTTCACGAACTCGGGATTGGCGGCTTCGGTAGAGGCTATTTTCCAGTGCTTGATCCTGCCTCGGAGTGCGTTGACACCTGCTTCATTGAATGGGGAAGCCATGAACTCAATGTCGTCTTTGCAGTATTCGATAATCTTATCTATCCAGTCGGGCTTGAATGGGGGGATGAGCTGGAACTTCACGGCATCTGCGCCGGAGTCTTTTGCTATCTCAATCAGTTCGAGGGCGCGTTTGAGCGAACCTTCGTGGTTCGAGCCGACCTCAGCGATGAGGAATGTTCTCATTGGAATATCTTGATAGTACTCAAATCAGGATATGGATCATTGGGAATTGGGTCGTTGTCCTTTGGAAGCAGGGCGAGGCGCGAGAGTCCTTCGGCGGCATCGCGGGGACTCATGTAGGCGTGCCAGCCGAGGAATGGGAACTCATCGTCCTTTGGTTCAATGCCCTCTGTCCTGCCATCAAATCTGGCTTTCTTGAGCCAAATATCTGCCCTGGGATCATCATGAAGTATAGCACCACCCTGTCCTATGCCAAGCGTCTTTGACCAGTGGAACGAGACGCACATCATCTGACCAGGCATTTGGTACATTCCTGATGAGAACCAGCGGGCGGAGTCCCAGATGGGGTAGGGCTTGAGCTGGTAGGTTCCTTTCCACTCCCGATCATCAAATCTGACCTTGCCTCCGGCGTGAATAATACTCATGGGGACCGAGATGTAGGTTCGCTTTGGAATAGTGACCTTGATGACCTTGTGGTAGGCGCAGGCGAGGAGCAGCGCCATCGTGCAGGATGTCGTGGCAATGGCGTACGGTGCGCCGGTGTATTCAGCAACGGCTTTCTCGAACTGTTTGGTAACCTCGTGTGGGTTCATAGAAGCGCCTTTACTTCCTCAAATGTCAGGAGTCTCTTGGGGTCGTTGGAGTGATACCCGTCTCCGAGTGTTTCGTGTATCTTCTCACCCTTCCGAACACCGATGACCTTGATAGTTGCTTCTGGCGCGATAGCCCGAGCGATGTCGAGTATTCTGGCGCTCTTGAGCCACGATGGGATGAAAGTTTCCCCACCGTTCATCTTCTCAATGCACGCCCAGAGGTACTTCGTCGCTTCCTCGAGCGTGAGGAGGAACCGCGTCATATCAGTGTGGGTGATTGTCAGTGTTCCGGTTTTCGCTTGCTCTTGGAAGATGGGGATGACTGATCCTCGTGAGTACAGGATGTTCCCCCAGCGCGAGATGGCGAAGTTCGTCTTGGTGTAGTCCGCATAGAGCCAGAGGTTCTCGGCGACCTTCTTGGTCGTTCCGTAGTGATTTACCGGATCAACCGCCTTGTCTGTTGAAACAAATACCGCCTTCTTCACGCCGTTCTTGATACAGGCAGAAATGACGCTTTGCGTCCCCATGATGTTCGTCTTGACGGCTTCCCACGGGTTGTACTCACACGCCGGTACCTGTTTCATGGCTGCGGCGTGGACCACAACATCGGCCCCACTGAGTGCATCGATCATACGATCTTCGTCGCGAACGTCCCCAACGAAGAACCGCATACGATTGTCCGTGAACGTCTCTGCCATCGTGGACTGCTTGAACTCATCACGGGAGATGATGCGAATCCTTCCGATGGTTGGAAGCGACAGGAGGTGTTTCGTTAGAGCATTCCCCAAGCTCCCAGTCCCTCCCGTTATTGCAACAACAAGCGGCCTAGTCTTTGTGTTGAGCATTATGCGTAAATGAGTCGAATCTTGGGATCAAGGATAGTGGTCGTCCACGCACCAATCTGCTTCCCATTGCGTAACACTAGGTATGTGCGCGGTGTCCAGTATCTTTTTTCGTTTGTCGGTTGATCCATTTGGGTTGCTTTACACTCTCACCTGCCGCCTCGTGTGCGCGTGGGGAACACGGTTTGTTGTCGAGAGGAGGTGATTCGGCTCGACAGCGAGGCGACAGAGGAGAAAGAAAAGCAGCCGTTCCTATAATGGTTTACACGGCTGCTCAAACGCGCTGTTTGATTTGTCGGTCACTCATGAGTTTCGACGGTGACTAGTTCCACCTACATCACTAGCAGAATAGGGTTGTTTTGTCAACCTATGCAACGGAAAAAGAACGAACCTAAGCGCCAAATGAGCAGAAGAAACGACCAGAACCCGTAGAGGAAGCAGAAGGCAAAGATGATGAGCAGGGCGGCGGTGAGGACTTCTCCGAGTTTGGTCATGGTGTGGGGAGTTGCATTTGTTCGATCTCTTTCCGGGACTTTCTCTGGGTCCAGAGTCCTTCCTGTTGGAGTGTTCGGGCGTAGTAGATCAGGGACTTCTTGAGTTGTTCGATGTCGGTGCGTGACCTATTCGTGACAAAGGTTTTGACGGTTCCGGTTGTAGTCAGGAGGCGGTTGATGCGGATTTCGTGGAACAGACGGTGGCTACATCGTTTTCCAAAGAGTTCAATGAGGGCGTAGAAAGTGGGTTGCGCGTTAGTATCGGCTTTATATTGGCTCCATCCCCACCAACTGCCGTCAGGGGATTTGGTGGTTTTGTGTTCGCAGAGGGTGAATAGCGGATCGGTATTCAATCCGTCGTAGAATCCGAGGACGATGATGCCTTCTTCAATCTCTGCCTCGCGGTAGAGTTTATCAGCCGGTGTGGGGTTGATTTGGGGACGCTTTGATGCCATAGCGTTGCAGAGTTTCCGGGCAATGACTTTCTCTTTCGTGGTAAAACCCTCCTCGTCGAGTCGCTGGATCAGATTACCGGGTTGCGCGATCTCTTGGTGGATAATCTCTCCGTAGAGTTGGGGTTTGCTCTGCTCGTCCTGTTCACCGAGAACGTAGCGCTTGTACCAGAGTTTCTTGTCCTTCTGGTAGCAGTCGAACTCCGAGAATGATATACCACGCTTCATGTGGTGAGTGCTTCGTACTTCGCTCGGAGGTCAATGAGTTCTTGGGGTGTGAACTTGCGTTCTGTAGTATCGAGCCGTTCGAGTTCTTTGATGACCTTTGCTCCGTAGGTCTTTCGCATGAAGGCATCGTACTTTCTGGGGTTCCCTTTGAGTCCGACGTTGCAATGATAACACTGTGGGTGGACGCCACGTTCCTCAAAGAGGATCGCGTTGTGCCTTCCGGGGATGAAGTGTCCCGCTTGGAGTTCCTTCCAGTGTTTTCTGACTCCACAGGTGATACATCGGTTGAAACCGTAGTCATCCATCCCTCGTTGACGGATGGACACACTAAACGCATCCCAAGTCTTCTTCTTGTACCACGTGAGAGTATGAGGGTACTTTGCTTTGATCTTCATTCCTTCTGGTTAGCAGCTGATTGTATAGGGCGGCCCATACGGGGCATGGTGAGATGGACAATGAGGACACGGACAGTGGGGCGCTGGCGGCATTCGTTGTGGAATACTCGTCGGCCAATCGTTCTTCTTCGCCAATTCCTCGAACATCTCCTGCAGTTTTTTCAACTGGTCGGAGAGTTCTTCGTTTGTGGGTGTCATAGTTCCTTCTAGTTAGGGCTAGTAGCGGGGTTTATCTTCCCCACATTCTTTTCGTACTTCTTGAGATTATCCTGTAGAGAAGCAATTATACGCTTGAAGTGATTTGGCGTGACAACGATGCGGGCAACGATAGCACCGACTCCTTGGTAGTCATTGAGATACATATACTCCATGACGAACTCTTCCTTTGTGTGGATGACCGACATGGCGTTCGCATACGTTCCAACCCTGTCCATGTTGTCCCTTATTTCGATATTCTTCATAGTTCCTTCTGGTTAGAGTTTCATGGTCATTTCATTCTCCCTTTACGTTGATAAGTTGGCTGAAAGTGTGGCGCACTTCGACGAGTTCCTTTGAGTTTTCCATCACAGTATCAATGTCTTTGTATGCCATTGGGATTTCATCGATAAACTTATCCGAGTGTTCGTACTCAATGTTTGTTCCCATCGCGGTTTCGAGGTCTTGTTTGGTGAAGCGTTTTCGGGCTTCTGTCCGAGACATCCTGCGCCCCGCCCCATGTGGTGCGGAGTCAAAGGACATAGGATTTCCCTTTCCCTCAACAACATAACTCTTCGTTCCCATAGAGCCGGGGATGAGTCCCATTACTCCCTCGCGGGCGAGTATCGCCCCCTTTCTGGTAATCCACGGGTTGTTGTTGAAGTGTTGTTCTCTCTGCGTGAAGTTATGGTGGCAGTTGATTCGCTCTAGTTCTATGTCTCGCTCATCTCCGTATATCGTACGACTCAATTCAATCAGTACACGGTCCATCATCTCATCGCGGTTCTTGAGTGCGTATTCCTGCACCCAATGAAGGTCGTTGATATAATTGTCGAACTCTGGCGTTTCTTCCGTGAGATATGCCAAGTCTCTATCAGGCAGTTGGATATGCCATTTCTCATTGA